TACAGGATGGGAGCTTTAGGGCGACTACTTGGTCGCATATCAATCCACTCTGCTTCGCGGAAACATCCACTGAGAAATTGTACGTTGGTGTAGCAGATGGCATTGGTGAGTACACAGGATACACCGATAACAATACGGGTTATCTATTAAGTTACTTCAGTCACCCCTTGAGCTTTGGCAATACGTCAAACCTGAAGTTCCTGAAGAAGATCAACCTAACAACCTTTGATGGCGCTGAGGCTACAGTGGTATTAAACTGGGCGTATGACTATTCTGGCAACTACAGAAAGCAAGCCTATGTACTACCGCAGTCTAACGTAGCGCAGTACAACATATCAGAATTCAACACGGACGCTGAGTATTCATCGTCTATAGCTTTGATTAAACGCAAGAAGATCAACGCCTCTGGTCAGGGTACAGTCGTAGCCGTAGGCGTAGAAACAACTGTTGAGGGTAACTCGATTGCCCTGCAAGAGATTAACATTCAAGCTCTGATGGGAAGGATAGTCTAATGTCGAACTATACCAAACTTACTAACTTCGCAGCCAAGGACGCTTTGGTTAGCGGCAACCCTGCCAAGGTTGTTAAAGGCTCTGAGGTCGGAGCTGAATTTGACGCAATCCAAGTGGCAGTGGCAACGAAGTCTGACTCAGCGTCACCTACTTTTACTGGCACAGCAACAACAGATAACCTGACAGTGAGCGGTACTTTCACAGTCGGCACGATTGATGGAGGTACTTACTAATGTGGGAAGAAATTGGAAACTTTTTAAAAGGTTTACCCGGAAGTCAAACTGGTAATCTTCTATCAGGTATTGGTGGCGCGTTAGCGCAGGGTAGAATTGCTGAAGATATTAGCAAGCTGGGTCAAGACGCAACTACTGCAATCTACGGTCAGAACTATCAAGTACCAGAAGGCGGTTTGCTAGGTGAGATAGGTCGTCAAGTAGAGTTTAAGCCCTTCACTGTTACTACACCTACTGGCTCAAGGGCAACCTTGGGAGCAGGTGGCATGGCTACAATGCTCAGTCCTACAGAGCAAGCGTTGCAAGCTAGAATGCTAGGGTTTGGCTCTGAGGCTTTTGGTATGCTTGGCGATCCAGAAGCAAGGCGACAAGAGCAAGAGAATATTATCGGGATGCTTACTCAAGACCCTTCCCAAAGGGCTAGTAGAGAGCAGGAATTATATAACCGCTTGCGAGCAGTGCAACAGCCTGAAGAAGCAAGGAAGCAGCTAGAGCTTGAAGAGCGACTATTAGGGCAAGGTAGACTTGGTGTAAACACAGCTATGTACGGTGGAACGCCAGAGCAACTAGCTCAAGCAAAAGCAATCGAAGAAGCAAAAGCTGCTGCATCTCTTGGAGCAATAGAGCAAGCAAGACTAGAACAAGCGTTAGGCTCTGAACAAACTTTAGCGGGGTTAACTGAAACTCGTCAAAGACTAGGACTGCTAGGCGATCTAGGATTGTCTTCTATTCCTACAGCTTACGCAGGACAGAATCAGTTACTTGCAAACTTGCAGCCGCAACTTGAGGCACAGCGTATACAGTCCGCTTTACAGGCTACTGGTCTGGGTCTAGGAGCGCAGTTAGCAGAATCAGGACTAGAGGCACAGCTTGGCTACGAAGCGTTGGCAAATGCCATACGCCAGCAGCAATTCCAAGGCTTGTTTGATTTGCTGAAGGGAGAGCAGGCAGGACAGAAAAACTCCTCGGGAAGCAACAATCCTTTATCGTTTATTACTGACGCTGCGACAGCCTTAACTCCTTTAGCTAATCGCACAGCAGCACAAAACGCTAGTCCTTCCGGTGATGTAACTACATGGAATGACTTTTTCAATTGGGTTAACACAGGTGGAGGCTCTAGCTAATGACTATAAACATTCAAAACCTGTTCGCGGACATCATTGATACTCCTGAACAGCGTCAAATGAAAATGCTACAGGAAGGTATGCTCAGGGGTGACAGGCTTGCGTCAGGTCTTACTGGTCTGACACGAGCAGCAGCGCCACTGGCTCAGGTAGCAGGTCAGCTTGGTGTACAGCGTCAGGAAAACCTACGCCGTGCAGTACAGCCTATGCTTGGAATTGATCCTAGAACTACTGGTGAGAAGTTACAGGAGCAGATTGGCAAGATTGATACATCTACCCCTCAAGGTTTAATGCAGGCAGCGCAAGCAATACAGCAGATAGATCCTATCCGTGCAGCAGCATTGCGTCAGGCTGCAACAGAGCAGACGCAGGCCAATGAAGATCGAGAGCGCCGTGTGGCACTTGAAACATTACAGCTTGAATCTGCACAACGCACTGCAAAAGACCAAGAAGAACAAACGCGAATCAGAGAAAATCAAGCAAAGCTGTATGAAGCTGCTGGTATGCCTCTTGCAGATATAGAAGCATACAAGGCTGGCGCACTTAACCCTGCACAAATGGCAGAGTTAAAGATCGAGTACACAAAATCTTTAACAGCAAACAATCCTAAAATAGCTAACATGACTCCTTTCACCCAAAGAGAAGAAGAGTTAGCAAGGCAGTACCTTGAAGAAAACAGAGATGTAGCTACGCAATGGAAAGAAGTGCAGAAACTAAAGAAGCCGCCAGAAGGTTTTTTTCAAGAGCGTTTGGGTATGCCAAGCGATCCAATGTTTACAGAAGAAGATTTGTTCCGCGAAGCTGCTGTCATTCAAGCATTAAACGACAACAAAATAATGTATGATGAGGCTATCCAAAGGGCATTGGTCACACTGCCGCGAGGTGGTATTCGCAGTATTCAGGGAATGACGCAACGTCAAAATGATTTGATTGGTCAGCGTCTTGGCTTAGGAACTGCGACACCGCCATCTGTAAACGCAACCGCTCTTTCAGGATCGCAGACTCAGGCAGGGTTTGATGTTTCTGGTTTTGACCAACAAGCTATTGATGCGCTTGTTGCTGATGTTGAGCAGCGCATGAGCGGAGAAGAAGCGCCAGTCAGTCCGACTCCTACTACACCTCCTGCGCCAACACCTAGTGCTGTTGCTGCATCAACAACTAATATGCGCAGAGGTAGGGCTGGTGGAGCTGGTGGCACTAGAGCGAGAACAATAGATGAAGTTATCAGCAGTCTAGAGACAGAACAACAAACTATTGACACCCCAGCAAGGCGCTCGGGGCGTAGTGTAGTTGGGCAAGACCGTAACATGGTTAACCTGATGCGCTCTGTTACTCAAGCTATTGCTCCCCCTGAGAGTTATAATCCTAACAGAAGGGTTCAAGGCTCACGAGGAGCTGCTAGTAGAGTAGAGACTCCTGCGGCAGTTAGCGCAAATCAAATGTCTTACAATCAGATTGTTAATCAGACTCCTCCAGCACCTACGACTGTGCCAACACTTGCTCAAGAACCACTGTCTGCTTCATATGAAGAGATAGTTCAAGCGTCCAATGCAGTAACTCCTGTCAATGTTGAAGGTATTACAGATGCTAAAACAAAACGTGACGCTGTAAAGTTTAATGATTACTTGGACGCAGCACAAAAACTAAACTTTCCTGTGTTACCAGAACTGGCAAAAGGGTTGCAGCAAATACCAGCTATTACCGCAGGTATGGTAACTACTATGACAGCCATAGCAGAAACATTATCTTCTCGCGAGAAGACTGGTGAAGTTATAAACGCAGGATTTAAGCGCACTCTTGATGAGGCGGCAGAGTTGGTAGGCGCACTGGTGCGAGGACAAGCAAACCCTGCAGAGCTAGGCGAAGATACTTTACAAACTATCGAAGCCGCTGAACGCAAGCTCAAAGAACTCAGGTCAGGGGTTGGGCAACTCGCAGCAGATGCAAGAAGGCCAGTGCAACAAGCATCCAATGCTTTGCTAGAGTTTGTTTCTTCTTACAAGAAGCGATATAACTAGCCTGTGCGCCCACAATTTCAATAGAGGTTCTTATGGCTGATTTGTCACAACTGTCTCAAGCAGATATGCAAGCTATTGCAAGCAGAAACTTTGATGCGCTGTCCGAAGAAGGGCGGCGCATTGCTTTTTCTGACATCCCGATGGCACAACCAGAGCCGGAAGATGAAGTAAGCGCGATCCGAAGATTTCAATACGGCTTTGAAAAAACAAAGTCTGACGTTGGTTTGCTTTACAGATCCATGCAAGTAAACAATGGCTTCGGGCAACTCAAGCTAACAGGAACTGGGCTGGATTATATTCCAGCAGAAGAAGCATTTGGTGAAAACTTTGCGAATGCGCCAAAGGAAGTTAAGGCTGCTGTTCTTGAAAAAATAGAGCAGCGTCGGCTTGAGAGAGAATACCCAGAGCTTGCAGATCAAGAAGGGATCGGAGGCTTTGCTGGTTTTGCTGGCACATTAGCTGGAGCTTTGTTTAGTCCTACTACTTTGATTCCGATTGGCGCTGCTGGCAAGGTAGGTTATAAGACACTGGCAACTGCTGGCGGTTTGTTTGGATTGGAATACAACGTGCTCGATCAGCTTGCTTCTACTGCACAGGTTGATGTTAAAGAAGCTGCCTTTGCTACTGGTGTGGGAGCGATTGCTACCCCTGTGACTGCCAAAGCGTTTAGTGCGCTTGGCTCTGGTGTACAGAAAGCATTAGCAAAACGGTCATCTCCTGCCAAGAAGATGGAAGCAGATGAGGTTATGTACGAGGCTCAAGCTGCTATATATGAATACGCTTTAAGTCCAGAAGGCGCTAATGCTACTGCTGATGATTTTATAAAGATTGTACAAAGCAGATTGGGTCTGGACAAAGATACGCTCGCGGAATACCAAGCCGTATCAGATGTGAAGATAAAAATTCCGGGCGCAAGAAGTCGCGCACAAAAATTACTAGCTGATGAACAAAGCGCAAGAACTGCATACACTGAAACCGGAGCTGTTCGACAAGGCTTTAGAGATTACGCAGGCATTGTGAGCACGGAAGTTAGTAACATCTCATCAAATGTTGGCGCTGCACTGAAAAGACATGACGGACTTGTGCATATTACGGAAGCAAAATATCTCAAGATGGCAGAGCCGTTTTTGAAATTCGTTAGGCAGTTACCTGCAAAAACTGCAACTCAACTGACTCGGCATTTAATTAACGGAGAAGCAGATGCGGCAAGAAGTCTTGCTACAAGGATTAGTGCTGACGGCTCAAAAATAATTGATGATACATACGATCTTCTAAAAGAAATGTATAAGTACCAGACTGATGCAGGAGTTATTCTTGGAAAGATAGATAACTATTTTCCAAGGAAAACAAAAGACTACAAACAATTCCTGCAACAGATTGGAAAAGAATTCAGAGATCCTATTGAGCTTGAACTTGGCAAGCGAGCAAAGAAAGCAGGATTAAATTCTATATATGAATTACCTTTGCTAGAGTTTGAAGACGTAGTAACAAACATAATGCGCGTTCGACAGAAGGGAGCGTTCAGCATTAATTCTAGCAGTAGAGCTGGACGCAAACTGGCAGAAGTAGATGACAGCTTGATAGGTCAGTACAAGTCAGCAGACAATGCTTTGATTGATTATATATTTGATACTGTTTCATTTGTAGAGAAGCGCAAATTTCTTGGCGATCTTTCGGTAACAAAAGGTGTACGAAAAATTGATCTTAAAGATTCTGTTGACAAATTAATAGCACGAGAATTGGCAACAAAATCTATCAGCGAAAAAGATGTACCCAAGCTAACGGAGTTGTTAACTGCTCGCTTTGGTATGGGTGAAAGATCTTCTAGCGCAGGAACAAACATCGCAAAGAATCTGATTTATCAAACAACCTTGGCGAACCCAATGTCTGCTCTCACACAGATTGCAGACGTAGGTATGTCTGTGTTTGCTAATGGATTGATTCCTACTGTCAGAGCGTTGCTTGGCAAAAGAGATATCAAAGCAAAAGACTTGAACCTTACGTCGATGATTTCCAGCGAGATGGGAACAGTAGGCAAGATGGCAAAGTTTTTAGACTTCACTTTTACTTGGTCGGGGTTCAAGTTCATAGATAGAATTGGTAAAGAAACACTCGCCAATGCTGCATACTTGAACGCGAGAAGACTGGTTAAGAGTACGGCTGGAGTTAACAAGCTGCGCAAAAAGTACGGAAAGATTTTTGGCAACGAGTTTGATTCTCTTGTCACTGATATTAAAGCAGGGAATCTGACTGACAACGTATATCTTATGGCGTCAGCAGAGGTATCCAACTACCAACCCACTGCATTGTCAGAGATGCCGTTACGTTATTTGCAAGCAGATAAGGGTCGTGTGTTTTATGCGCTCAAGTCGTTCACGTTAAAACAGTTTGATGTTATGCGACGCGAGATAGTAGATGAATTCGCGAAAGGGAACACTGACCTAGCAACCAAGAAGCTGCTCGGATATATGTTGATCATGCCGTTGGCTGGAGCTACCGTGCAGGAAACAAAAGATTTTATCTCTCGCGGAGATGAGATTGCTATTGATGACATCCCTGACCAGTACATCAAAAATATATTTAAGATCATGGGAACATCTCAGTGGATGATTGAAAATAAACTAGCGCAAGGCAAGATCACCGCTGCTGTTGGGGAGGTTGTTCTTCCTCCGGTAAGTTTGTTTGACGGCTTGGCTGATGATGTTATCAAACTAGCCAAGGGTGAGCTGCAAGGAAAAGATTCCGAAATCTTAGCTCGCATCCCTGTGCTTGGTTCTTTGTTCCAGAGCTTCTTGCTAGGTGCGAGAGAGGAGCGACGGCGTGAAGATATAATGAGGGGTGATTAACCCCTCGGTAAACGCCTCTCCTCCATCGTGGGGAGGGGCTTTCTTTTCAACTCCTCTTCAATCAAGAATTCACAGAACTGTTTTATCTTTCTAAGGTCGTCCACTCCTCCCTTATCCCGCCATCGCGAGATGTATTTTACAATAGCTCCCTCGCAAAAACCCAACTCGTTAGCCATGATGTATTCAATAGGCTGAATCTTTAGCTTCTGGTAGTGAGCACCTGCCACTTGGTAGTCTGTTGATTTCAATGTATCTCCTCTCCTTGCTTCTCTGCTATCTCAAGGTACTCAATGAACTGCTTCTTGAGTTCATCGCTGCTTTGAATAAACATACTGAAGTCTTCCAGCATGATTCCGATTGTCCCGATGACGTTACGATCATGGCCTTCTGAGTTATAGATTGCATCTTCAAGCCAGACGTTCAACTCATCTACGGACACAGGATAAATGTTTATGACCTTACTCATGCGATCCTCTTCTCGTGATACTCAATCAGCTTTAGAAACTCTGACAGTATCTCTTCGTAGTCGGCCTTGTATCTCTTAACTGGTGTCGCTTTTTTGGCGATCATCTCTTGCACGAAGTCTCTGCCATACATATCTTCCATAAAGAGCGTGTACGACTGAGCAGCAGACCCGTGCTTCATTCCCCACATATTGCAGGCGGCACACTGGGGATGTACGTTCTCAATCTCCAATGCCCAGTAGGATGAGTTGCCCTTGGGTATGAAATGACCGCCTTGCATATCCTTATAGTGCTTGATCACACCACAAGATACGCAGGAGCAGTAGCCATTGTCGTCCGATGCGGCAAGTCTGGCTAATTTTTGTACAGCTTTGTAGCAATCCTGCTTTAACTGTGCGGAGGTCTTCGTCTTGGGTGTAGACTTTCTCTTGGCTCGTCTGGGTGCTGCTCGCTTTATCGCCAAAACCTACCATCCTTGAGGGATAGTAATGTTTTCTCCGCTCTTCGCTGTGTCTTGTCGTCCATGCTGTCGTACCTCATTTTGAGTAGCGCAACACTGAACTCTTTCTTGGTGACGGGATAGGCTTGTAATGCTATCTCAACATCGACTGGTAATACATACTCATCCTTTGCTTCCATACAACCCTAGCCTCTTAGTATAGTGAGAGGTGTACTTTCGATGCAGCTCTATTTGCAAGGCTACTAAAGCATTGTAGGTTTCCTTGACCTGCTTGTCATCCAGTTTATCCAAGCCGATCTGCAATTCGTCAATGGCTTGGTGTATCACTTCCATCATATCATTACTCATAGTTAAACCTCGGGTTTTCGTCCACTCTTTCTGTTCTTGAAACCAACCTCAACGTGTCTGCGCTTAGGTTTAGGTGCGCCCCCATGACGTTTGCGTACCATGTACTTCTCCCCGAAAGGGAATACATAGTACACCACTCGCTCATCGTGAGCGCACCACTCTGCCTCCTCTAACGCTCTCGCGAAGTCATCAAAGATAATCATTTGCGACAGGGGAAGGGAACGTAGATGTTAAACTTCTCCGATAACAAGTGACTAAGGTGCTTGTGTATCTCGTCATAGTCGTAGGCAGTAACATCTGAACTAGACTTCTCACCAGTAACAGCAACTTGTATCGGTTTCCACAGGTACTCCTTGACCAGATCAGTTGTCCAAGGAATCTCTGCATCATGCTTGAGAGTCTTCTTCATATCCAAAGAGGACTCGTTTAGTTTCTCTGCCAACAGTCGGCAGTAAACATGGAGCGCATTATTCTGCGCAGTGGTGCGGGTCTTCCCCGCTTTCCACTTGATCGTTAGATACTTCTTTTCTTGGTACAGGGTAGTCATGTGCTCCACGAACATCTTCAAAGCGTGATCGCTATTCACTACCCAGAACTCTCCTTGCGGCATATCACTCATCCTTATCCGGCCTCCACTTCATACCGATAATGTTCATAGATTCTTTCTTTGCTTTGTCGGAATAAGTGCAGGGGGGAAGCTGCTTGATCTTCCCACCTGCGCCCAGATATTTTTCAATATCCTTTTCCAACCGCTCCGAAATCTCTTTGTTGTGGAGCGTTGGTATTGTCATATCTCTTCTCCTAATTTATAGACATCATCCATAGTCATCTCAAGTGAGTCGCAAATCTGCTTGTACCTGTGCAGAGTAATGCTTGCTCGCTCAAGTGTATGAGCGTAGTTCGCAGGAGTGCAATCAATCTCTGCTGCTACGGTCTTGAATAGCACACCCTTTTGCTGATGTGCTTTTCTTATTGCTGAACCTATGTGAATCATATCCACTCCTATGCTACACGCCACACGCGAATACTCTTGTCCTTCTTAAAGTTGGGAGTCTGCCTAGACGCGAGAGTCATCTTTAATTTCTTGCCAACACTCAGACTAATACATCGTTGGTTCTCACCTGTAACAAGGAATGAATGACCAACCTTCATTCTCTTTAAAGTGTTCTCAACGATAGAAGAAAAGGGTACTGGCTTTGCAGGTTGTATTTCTGGAATAGGAATATCATCGCGAAGTTGTAAAACATTACCAACAAAAGATGATGGATCGGT